TTGGTGCCTGGAACCGCGCCTCTGAGGATGAGACCAACTACACCACGCTGTCCGCGCTGAATGGCTGATACACCCTTTTCGATAAATCTGATTGTAATACTCGGCATTCCAAGATTCATCTTTCATTTACCTCCATTTTTATTTCCGCGTCTTTCATCAGTTCTGCCGTTTCCGGCTTGCGGATGTTTGACAGATACTCGATATCGACGCTTATCTCAAGTATGTCTCTGTCCGTACCGCCAAATCCCCAATCGAAACCAGCACAGTCGATATACCTTGACTCAGTTCCGTTAGACACTTCGATACCCAGTTCAAAGAGCTCTCTTATCTTATCGACCTTATCCATCAGATCTATCTCATCGATTGTCTCGGGGATATACATTATTGAATAAGTCAGCCTATGGTATAGTGTAGACTTGTTATTCGGCCGGCTCTCACCTGTCTCCAACCTTGTAAAAAAACAAGGCCTTACATACCCCTCGATAACTTCAAGACCATAGTATTCATAAGTCTTGACTTTCGGATCATTTGAGACCATAGGGAATATGGTTTGAAGTGCAGCGTTTAAGCCTGCTTTTATTTCTGAATATTTCATCTATATCACCATAGTCCTGACTTCTTTAGTAAAATGTCCACCGCTTCATTCATAACTTGTGGGAACCTTTCAGCTTCTGCGTCTTTCGCTTTTTTGAGGAAAAACTTACCGCTTACGCGTCCGATGGTCTGTCCACCTTTACTGAATTTGATTTTTGTCGTTTCTCCGGATTTCTTTTTAATAGTCCGTCCGTATGGAGTGACAATCGCATGACCGCGCTCAAGCAAGTGATAATGTGGGCTTCGTGCTGATATTTCTACATACTGACTTTTCCCGATGCCTTGTATCTGGCTGACTCTGTACGAGCCTATGCGTCCAAGCGATCTCTTGCGCTTTCTGTCGGTTTTCATCGACTCTCGTGCATTCTTGACAATATCTTTTCGCGTTTTCAATGCTTCTGACCGAAGTATGTCCCCCGCAAAATCAGGATATTTCTTGACAAAAGTCATCATATCCTTTGTGAGTTCGTCAAGTCCAACGACTTCAACAGTGTGCATTCGCATCACCCCTCTGTCTTCACGATTTTTTCTACGCAATCAATCTCGAGCATCTTTCCGTCAAGATCTACATCAATCACGGACCTTATCTCAAAAAGCTTGTCTTTGTATGCTATGTACATATCTGCTCTGATGCCGGAGATGTACCGTATGTACACTCTGTATGTTATCTCTTCGTTTAGTTTTTGAAGTTCATAACGCTCCGCACCTCTTACCGGTGCTATTGATGCCCAGACGGTTTTGACATCTTGATAAGTCTTTGACTTTTGATTCAGACTGTTTACGGAATCGACTTTCTTTTTGATAGTGATCCGCTTGTTTAGTCTGCCGATGTTCATTGTTCTCATAAGCACCTCACAGATAATTTACAGCGTGACGCTTTAGTGTCTCCATAATGCTATGATTTACGGTTGCCTGTTTGTTTTCGATTAAACCGTTGCGGTTGTCAAACTGGTCGCTCACAAGTAGGAGATATGGATGCACCAAATCTTCGTGCTTATCGATTTCCTCATCCGTCAATCCTGTGACAGAACGAATCGTGTCCATAGCTGACGCCATAAATATTTCGATTTCCGTCTCTTCGATTTCCTCAGGATCATCAAGTCTGAGATAGTCTTCGACAAGCTCTTTTGTGATTTCTGATACTTTCATTTTGTCCCCTTTCCGCCACTACCAGTGAGAGGCTTTACCTCTCACAATGTGGCGTATGCATAAGAGCAACCAACTCTTGCAACCTTATTTTTTCGTAGTCTTTTTCGATGCAGGTTTCTTTTCGGTAGACTCTGTTTTTGCAGACCCTCCAACTTTTTCGGCATATCCCGCATCGATAAGGTCTTTTGCAACCTCATCAGGAACATCCCTTGTATCGCCTGCGCCCATTGTGACCTGACCTACGAATGGTATGAGTGCTTTGATCTTCATACGATCACCTCACTATCATGATGCCTTGAGCTTCAGTCCTGCGATCTTCTCAGAGTTCTGAACCTTAGCGTCGAGCTCTACGAAGCCTACGACCTGAACGGCATGCTTTGTAGCCATTGTCTCACGAAGGACCTCAACCTCGATATCCTCGGAAACCTTGACTGCAAGACCTGTCATGTCACCATAATATACAGCAACCTTTCCTGCGTTTGCAGCCTTAACCTCAGGCATTGTGTCTGTAGTGTAGACATCCTTGCCAAACAAGGTGTAACCCCAACGAGAGTTTGCGTCCTTGTTGAGAAGATAAGCACCTGTGCCACTCTCTTTGAGCTGACGGATCGCAGTTCTTGTCTTGCGGTTCATTATCCAGTATGCATTTTCCTGATACTCATCAGGAATCTGCTCCTGAACCTGGATAAGCTCGTCAGCAGTAATTGCAGTATTAGCTGCGCTCTCGATAAGCTGACCTGCAGCAAGTGAAGAAAGTCCCTCGATCTTTGCAGGAACGGTAGTGCCACCGCTTGTGGTTGCCGGTGTGCCGATAACCAACTCTTTCTCGATGAATTTTGCTACCGCCTCAGCAACCTTGTTGATGACATACGAAACGATGTCAAAGCTGCTGTTGTTGATGAGCCTCTTACCTACATTTGTGAGTGCCTCGCCAAGAAATCCTGTCAAGGTGATAGCTCCGAAAGCTCCCTCAGAAGCGTTTACCGGATCAAAGTCATCTGCGTATCCGCAAACGATCTGATGATTATCTGAATCGTAGTACGGAACTGTGAGAGTTCCTTTGACATTGTAACGCTCTGCATCCGCAAAGATCGGACAGATTTTAAACACCTTGTCGATGATTTTGTTTGCGATTGATGTAGGAATGACCGCGCCATTCTCACCGGCTGTCATATTGCCGTCATCGGAACGAGTCTCGATCTTGCCATATGAACGGATGTAGTTCTCGAATGCACGAGTATCTGCCTCTTCTGCGCTGACAGGCTCTGCCTCCGGCTCAACATCCTCTTCCTCTGAGCGCACTTCCTGTGCGTCGAGCGTTCTTTTTGCCTCAATAGTCTTGTCAAGCTCTTCAAGCTCTTTCTCGAAGCCGTCGAACTGATCAGACTCATCGGCGTTCAGACTGCGTGTTTCCTCGTCAGCCTTTTTCACGATGGCGTTCATCTGTGTGACGATCGCATCGCGTTTCTGCATTAACTCTTTGATAGTCATTGCAAAATACCTCACTTTCTGATTCCCGCCATTTTTAAGCGGTTGTGATAATGATAGTTTACTTCGGCGGGGTTGCCCGCCTCTTCTGACTTTGCGTCAGATTTATCTGCATCCCCGCCGGGGGTAGCATTCTCTATTTCTTCCCTGATAATCACTTCATCTTCTATGCATCTAATCTCGATTGTTTCCTCTTCGTTGTCTCTTGTCGTGATGTATGTCGCAGGATAAGCGGGTGTCTTTGTATCATCAAGGATTGACACCTCGCGCAAATCCAAATCAGTGATTTCTCTGTGTTCGATGTTGCCATCTGTTGACCTCGTGTCGCACAAAGCAACAAAACCAAAAGACCAACCCGAAAGCTTGCCTCTTTTTGCTTTTTCTACGACTTCCGCGTCTTTTATCTTTGCCCTGCACCAAAGTCCGACATTATCTTCTTTGATTTCTGCCGACTTTAAGTTCCTGGAAGCGACTTCGTGCGTTATGTCGTGATTAAGCAACACTTTCACATCGTGTGAACGCCTGAGTGACTTTGCAAAAGCGCCTTGCTTGATTTTTTCAATGAAAGACTTGCCTTTTTCGATTAAGATGTCCGACTCTCGCTCGACTACATTGACATATCCCTCAACCGTGATAGCGTCGCCTTTAACTCTGACTTCCATCATCGTCATTACCCTCCTTTTTTGGTGGTTTCTGTGTATTTACCGGCTGTGTATCGTGTACATTTGCCATAACACCCATATTCGGTGTGTAAATATCTCCGCTTTGTGGGTAGAAAAGCACATCCTGGAGTCCCAGTTTTACAAAATCTATGCCGAGAGCAGGGAGATTTTCACGTTTTCTGACCTCATCAAGCTGTAAAAATCCGTTTTTGATTCCTTTTTCGTATGCTGAATAGCGTTCGTCGATGTCTGCTTTCGTGAGTCCGCTATCATCAAATTCAAAAAACAAATCCTCCTCACCCAGATAAGGGTTGAGCAGGACATCATTGAGCGATTTTGCGAAATTTGTTAAAATCGGATAGATGCACCCCTCATAAAAGGCTCTTCTATCCTCTTTTGTGGCATTTCCGTCTATTATTGACGGTGGAATCCCAAAA